CGCGATCAGATGAATACTACGAGAAAATTAACTCTCGTATGCGACAAGTATTCCCCGATCAGTTTGATGATGGGATAGAGGACGAACCAGAAGTACAGGCCAAGCCTAAATCTAGCAACGTGGTTGCACCCGCTACGCGGAGCACATCGCCTAAGAAAATTAGGCTCACGCAGTCACAGATTGCTATTGCGAAAAAACTTGGAGTACCACTGGAAACTTACGCCAAACAGGCTGCTGAATTAATGAGGAAACAATAATGGCTCAAAATAGACTAGATAGAGAACTCGAATCTCGGACTAAAACAGCCCGTAAAAAGTCTTGGTCACGCCCTGAAACTCTACCTGAAGTAGACGTAGGTGATGGATGGATACCACGCTGGGTTCGTATTAGTACGTTAGGTACTTCTGATGCCACTAATATTTCCTCGAAGATACGAGAAGGTTGGGAACCTGTACGTGCTGAAGATCACCCTGAAATATTCTCCGACGCTGTAGCTGACGCGCGGTTTAAGGATAATGTCATTATCGGTGGTTTGATGCTATGTAAGGCCCCAGCAGAGCTTGTCCAAGAGCGCAGTGAGTATTATAAGCAAGTGACTGATTCTCAAATGCAATCTGTGGACAATAACCTGATGCGCGAGAATGATCCTCGTATGCCCCTATTTCATGATAGGAAAACGAAGGTTACTTTCGGCAGCGGAAACTAAATTTTAGGAGCTATTACAATGGCTACATCTTCAACACCTTACGGGCTTAAGCCTGTAAAACGTGCTGATGGTATGCCCTACGCGGGCGCTACTACTCAGTACCTAATCGACCCTGCTGGTGAAGCAACTAACCTGTTCTATGGTCAAGTTGTTATTATCGGCGCGGACGGCTACATTGCTCTTGCTACTGGCACGGGCGCTGACCTGACTTCTAACTCCATCAGTGGAACTAGTGGTGTAGGCGCAATCGGCGTTTTTGTTGGTTGCGAATATGTCAATGCACAAGGCCAGACTATTTTCGCTCAGTATTACCCAAGCGGTACTGCTAATGGCGGTCCTATCAAGGCTTACGTAGTTGACGATCCGAATGTACTGTTCCAATGCCAAGCTGATGCTGCAATGGATCAATCCGACATCGGTGCGAACGTATACTTTACTACAGCTCAAACCACCTCTACTGGTGATACGGCTACTGGTAATTCAACTTCTGCCGTGGTTGGTGCTACTCAAACCGCAGCAGCAGCGTTCCGCGTCGTCGCCGCAGTATCTGATTTGACCGAGTCAAACCCAGATATTCTGGTTAAGTTCAACCCCGGCGGTCATCAAATGACCAACAACGTCGGCATCTAAGGAGTATTTAACTAATGGCTATTTCAAGAGCGCAACTCCTTAAGGAGCTACTACCGGGCTTAAACGCCCTTTTTGGTCTCGAATATCAGAAGTATGGTGACGAGGCTGCGGAAATCTTCGAAACTGAGTCTTCTGACCGTTCTTTCGAGGAAGAAACCAAGCTGTCAGGCTTTGGCGCTGCACCTGTTAAGGGTGAAGGTTCTGCCATCGACTATGACAACGCACAAGAAGCGTGGACTGCTCGTTACACTCACGAGACAATCGCTATGGGCTTCTCATTAACTGAGGAAGCAATCGAAGATAACCTCTACGATTCACTCTCTTCACGTTACACGAAGGCTCTTGCACGTGCGATGGCATACACTAAGCAAGTTAAGGGTGCTAGCATCCTCAACAACGCATTTACTGGTTCAGGCGTAACTTACGGCGACGGTAAAGTATTGTGTGCGACTGACCACCCACTCGTTTCTGGTGGTACTAACTCAAACCGTCCTACTACTGGCGCTGACCTTAACGAAACTTCACTAGAAGCGGCTGTTATTCAGATTGCTGGTTGGACTGATGAGCGTGGTCTGCTTATCGCTGCCAAGCCTACAAAACTCGTTATCCCACCTGCGCTGCAATTCGTTGCTACTCGCCTGTTGGATACTGAGCTTCGTGTGGCTACAGCCGATAACGACATCAACGCAATCCGCACTAATAGTTCAATCCCCGGTGGCTACACAGTTAACCACTACCTGACTGATACTAACGCGTGGTTCTTGATGACTGACGTACCTAACGGCCTGAAGCACTTTGTCCGCTCACCTATGCAAACTAGCATGGACGCAGACTTTGACACAGGCAACAGCCGATATAAGGCTCGTGAGCGATACAGCTTCGGCGTATCTGACCCACTGGGCATCTTCGGTTCACCCGGCGCTTCATAAGAAGTCAAAAGGTGTTAAGATTGGGGGCTTCGGCCCCCTTTCTTTTGTGGAGATTTCATATGCCTAGAGAACAAAAGAAAACGTCAAAAGAACCACAAAATTCTAGGATATGCGCTTCCTGCAATAAAACTAGGCCATTGTCCCAGTTTGAGCATTTTAAAGAAGGGTTTGTTCGTAGCGTTTGTCAGCCGTGCGTTACAGCGCAAAGAGCAAGAAAAACCTCCGCTACCCCCGAAGCCTACCTTCGAGTATTAAATACTCAACTAAAATCCCAACGCCTTAAACAGGGCGTCCAATACGAATTAACCAATGAAGACGTTGTTGACCTATGGGAAATGCAAGACGGTAAATGCGCTTTATCTGGCGTGCTTATGACTCACCAAAGAGATGGCGCGTATGGCGACAGAAAGAAGAAAGAATTTAACGCCTCAATAGATCGTATAAACCCCCAAGGCCCTTACGTACGGGAAAACGTACAGCTACTTGCTGCTAGGGTAAATACTATGAAACACACACTTGGTGAAGATATGTTTATATGGTGGGTAAGAAACATTTACGAGACCCGAATTAAGTGATACTGTAAAACTGTTTTATCTCCCTTGAAGAGTCTTAGCCCACCCCCCACAGGTGGGCTTTTTTTGTTTAAGTATTGTGTACTTATATCCGAAATGGTATATAGTAACTGTACCGGGGTCATCCGGTGTATCTGACAGTCCCGGCTGACGACATGCAGACAGATGCACCCCAAAATTAACTCGCATGTGAGGATTCTCAAAATGGCGAATACTACTTTTACAGGTCCGGTCATATCGACCAATGGCTTTGTAGGTGATGTTACTGGTAACGTAACTCAATCCGTAACTGCTGTAACTGCTACTGGCACAAACCTTGCTACTGCTGCCGCTCTCTCGGCTGGTGTTAACGTAGTTGCTGGTGCCGACGGTACTAAGGGCGTAGCCCTCCCCGCAGCTCTAGCTGGCGCAACAATCACTGTTTATAGCTCAGTTGCTACTAATGGACTTAAGGTTTATTCGCAAACTGCTGAAACTATTAACGGTGGCGCTTCTGTGACTATGGAAGGCCAAACTTTCCTGCAAGCTATTGCAACTGCTGACGGTGCTTGGATTACAACTATATTCACTGCTGATACTTAATAGGTTTTCCTATAGAGGAGTGAATTATGTCTAGTTCAGATATTTGGGCGATAACGCCCTCTACAAGCGCTACATTGCTTCGAGCCGCCGCTACTATTACTAGTGCAGGCTCACTTGCGCTGCTGACCAACGATGTCAGTCCGTACGGTACGGGATATAAGGTCCTGATTACCTGTGCGGGCGACAACGTGGGCACAGACTTTACGATTGTGGGTATTAAGGTTGGCGATCTTACTGGAGCTTACACTACGGAAGTAGTGGCGGGTGTTGATACTGACTCTGCTAGCTCTACTAACTTCTATACCTATGTTGCAAGTATTACAGCAAGTGCGACTTCAGCAACGAACGTAAGCATTGGTACTACTGGCTCGCTGGCCCTACCCCGTACTCGCATTAAAAGCTTGTATTATGTAGGTACGGCGTCTGCTGGCTCTATCAAGTTCAACGTAAATAGCACCGACGGTTCTTTGCTTTTGCAGATTGACACGCCTACTTCGGCAGCGTCTTTCTCGGATAGTGTTACGATTCCTGATCTTGGTATTCTAACTACCCGTAGCAGCAAGACGGACTTTGCTATTATGACCTTGACCAACATTACTAATGTGACGGTGTTCTGTGGCTAGTCGAGTAGACAAATCGAAAATGGCTTGTAATAAGCCTAAGCGGACTCCTTCGCACCCCAAAAAGTCTCATGTAGTTAAGGCTTGTGAGGGTGGGAAGGAGAAAGTTATTCGTTTTGGCGAGCAAGGCGCGTCTACTGCTGGTAAGCCGAAGTCTGGTGAGTCTGCTAGAATGAAGGCCAAGCGCAAATCATTTAAAGCCCGACACGGTAAGAACATTGCCAAGGGTAAGATGAGCGCAGCCTACTGGGCGGATAAGGTAAAATGGTAACTAAATGAAAGACTTAGAATACTCGATGGTAGACGTAGCATTAGCCATTTTGAGTTATTCTAAGGGGCGTTGGACTCCAGAAGAGGTTTTAGAGTTTGCATTTGCTCTACAAGCTTTTCACGAAGAAGAGACGGACGAACCAAAGCCCACTTTAGTTAGCATTAAAGGCGGTAAGAAAGATGCCAAGCAAGAGCAAAAAACAACACAACCTGATGGCAGCGGTGGCGAATAACCCCAAGTTTGCCAAGAAGGTAGGAATCCCACAAAGTGTGGGGGAAGATTATGTTGAGGCCGATAAAGGCCGTAAGTTCAGGAGCGGGGGTATGGCTGGTTGCGGAACTAAAAGAATGAACATGGGCGGAATGACTGAAATGCCTGTTAAGAAAATGATGATGGGCGGCATGACTAAGAACTCGGCCTACAAGAGAGGCGGCAAGATCGACGGTTGTGCAAAGCGTGGTCGCACTAACTGTAAGATGCGCTAAGGAGAATTATTATGGCTGCTGGTGGAAAGAAAAAAACTGAGGAACAGCTTAGAAAAGGCAAACCGGGTAGAGGCGCGCCGACAACTCGTGAACTAACTCGAGCAGAAGAAAAGGCTGGGGAAAGGGTTAAAGAGGGCAATATTCCGGGCAGGTCTAAAGACCCTATACGTGCGCTTATGGATGCGCGTAGGTCTAAGGGCAACATAGTTTCTGAAACAGAAACACCCTATGCTTATTCTAAGGATGTCACAGCCAAGTTCAAAAAAGGCGGCTGTGTTGGTGACGGTTGTGCTATCCGAGGCCGCACTAAAGGGCGCATGGTATGATGAAGTGCCGAGGCATGGGCAAAATGAAGCCCATTACGTTTAGTAAGGGCGGCACGGTCAAAGACGACTGCTACCGCAAGGTGAAGGCATCGTACAAAGTCTTCCCTTCTGCGTACGCCTCGGGTGCTATAGCCAAATGCCGGAAGAAGAAAGCCAGTGGCCGTTCGTAAGACAGAAAAAGGAGCCGCGCTAAAGCGTTGGTTCAAAGAGGACTGGAAAGATGTCCGTACAGGCAAAGCCTGTGGCCGCAAAGAGGGCGAGAAGCGGGGAACCCCGTACTGTAGACCAACCAAACGTGTCTCCAGTAAAACGCCTAAGACCTCTGGTGAAATGACAGCGGCAGAAAAGAAGTCCCGTATAGCGCAGAAGAAGCGCTTAGGGCAACCGGCAGGAAAACCCAAACGGGTTAAGCCTTTGAAAAGGAAGAAATAATGGCAACTTCTGGCACTACAGCGTTTAACCTAGACTTCACCGAGATTGCGGAAGAAGCGTGGGAACGTGCCGGTAGGGAAATGCGATCTGGATACGACCTGCGCACAGCGCGGCGATCTATGAACCTGCTGACCATTGAGTGGCAGAATCGCGGCATTAACATGTGGACTATCGAGGAAGGCACACTAAACCTTGCTCAAGGCACTGCCACATACGACCTGCCAGCCGACACTATAGATTTATTAGAGCACGTAGTGCGCACAGGCGACGGGAATATCACTACCCAGTCTGACCTGAACATCACGCGTATCAGTGTCTCTACCTACTCCAGTATCCCTAACAAGCTCTCACAGGGCCGCCCCATTCAGTTGTATATAGACCGAGGGCAGGTCAACCCCACAGCCACAGTGTGGCCTGTGCCGGATCAGGGGACGCTAGCGTCGCCCTACTATGTTTTAAAGTACTGGCGCATGCGCCGTATTGAGGACGCGGGTAGCGGTGTTCAAACCGCAGATATTAACTTCCGTTTCCTTCCCTGCCTCGTTGCAGGACTTGCGTATTATATAGCGCAGAAAGACCCCGATTTAATGCCCCGTATTCCAATGTTACAGACAGAGTACGAGCGACAGTTTGAGCTAGCGGCAGGTGAGGATAGGGAAAAGGCGGCGCTTAGTTTAGTGCCCCGTATTTATGGCGTGAGGTAGGCATGAGCTACAAGTATGCGTCAGGCCAAAAAGCGATTGCCATCTGTGATGTTTGCGGGTTTCAGTATAAACTTAGGGAACTCAAAGAGTTAGTCATCAAGGGCAATAAAACCAACATCAAGGCATGCCCCGAGTGTTGGAACCCAGACCAACCCCAGAACAGACTAGGGGAATTCCCAGTAGAAGACCCACAGGCGCTACGGGACCCCAGACCAGATTCAGCGGAATTGGTAGCTAGTAGGGATATTCAATGGGGATGGGACCCAGTGGGGCTAAACGATCCTTTTGGACTTACGCCAGACAATTTGGAAGGAAGAGGCGCCGTAGGAATCGTAACAGTAACTACGAGCTAGGAGACAGAAATGAAAATGAAGTCACGATCAAACGTAAAAGCTCCGAAGGTAATTGAGTTTCCTAACGAGCCAGTAAAGTACAGCGTAGCTGATTGCTGCAACCAGCCGCCTAAAGACATGAAGACTAGCGGTGTTAAAGTTCGCGGTGTCGGTGCGGCAACCAAAGGTACTATGGCCCGAGGCCCAATGGCTTAAGGAGTAGCAGGTGAATTACACCGAGCTTAAAACCAATATTGAGGACATTTGCGAGCAGTCGTTTACCGATGACCAGCTAGCTATGTTCACGCAGCAGGCCGAGCAGAAGATATATAACACTGTTCAGATTCCTGCTTTGCGTAAAAACCAGACGGGCAACCTGACTTCTGGAAACAAGTATTTGGTGTATCCTACGGACTTCTTGTATCCGTTTTCTTTGGCGGTTATTGACGGTGACGGGAACTATTCCTACTTGCTGAACAAAGACGTTAACTTCATACGAGAAGCATACCCCGGCCCTACGGATACTGGCGCACCCAAGCACTACGGAGTCTTTGACGACACAGCGTTCATTATAGGCCCAACACCTGACGCTTCCTATCAGGTTGAGTTGCATTACGGATATTATCCAGAGTCTATCGTTACTGCCGGTACTACATGGTTAGGCGACGAATTTGACTCTGCACTGCTTAACGGCGCTTTGGTCGAGGCCATTCGCTTTAGTAAGGGTGAGCCGGATATGGTGGCTCTGTATCAGAAGATGTATATCGACGCTATGGCGTTATTGAAGAACCTAGGCGATGGCAAGATGCGGGAAGACATGTACCGCTCCGGTCAGGTCAGGATTGAACCGCGTTAATTTAAGAGGAAAGAGAAATGGCTATCACACAAGCTATGGTTACATCGTTCAAAGTTGGCGTGCTTGATGGCACTTTCGACTTTAGCAGCGGCACGTCACAAGTATTTAAGATTGCTTTATACA